ATCTTTTGAAACTCAGGGTTTGCAAACGTCTCCGCAAGGAACTCTTTATTGTTTGTCAGGCCGTACAAGTCTGGGAAGTATGGCATGCCGTCAAAAGTTGTCTGACGGAAGTTCTTTGCTAACCAAGCCTCGCCTTCAGGTGTAAATGACCATTGCTCAACGCGCTCACGCAACACAGTAACGCGGTTGTCTAACGCCTTGTCTTGGGTCAGCATCTTTACAGATGCGGCGTGAACAAGCTCGTGCAGAAGCGTCTGCATTGGGTCAAGCTTGGCCTCACTGACAATCACCATGTCTAGGCTAGGGATGTAGTAGCCTGCTGCACTTCCTGTAATGCTGTTCATAGCCGTCGAAGATGCAAACACCCGACCGCTGTATTTGTCTGGCTTAGCGTCAGCAAAGATTTCTTGCATGCGCTCAAACAGTATTTTCTGGTTTGCGTTCTTTGCACGCTTCGCGCCGTACTCGGCGGCTTGTGCAAAGCTTAGTCCGTTGTACCCAATGTCTGTGGCCAGTTTAACGCCAAGCTGATTAAATTTACTATTGGCCATGGAGTCGGAAACTTTTAAAGGCTCCTCTGCTTTTAGTTTGGCCGGAGCCAAAGTAGCCGTTTGTTTTTTGCCACGGAATCCGCCGCCGGGGATAGTTATGACAATATCATCCGCCGTTACGCCTTCCAAGAAATCAACCCGTTTTTGTACACGCTCAGAAAGCGCTGGGTTGCTGTTCTTAAAGAGGGCGACGTCTGAGCGCAGGCCAACCAGAATACGACTCTTTGCGGCATCAAATTTTACTTTGGGGTCGGTACTTGCTGTACGCATGTACATGTTGTGCAAATCGTTAAGCAGACTGCGTTGATCTACATCCGCCAACTCTGCAACAGGCGTACCTTTATACATAAAGGCGGGGCCCATGGACATAGCATCAAAGTCCAGATCAAACTGTGTACGAGCTTCACTAAAGTCAACAGACGTACGGCCACCGCCAAAGATGCCGCGCACGTCGTCAGAAGAAACAAACGCGCCCAAGTCCAACGTATCTTTTACGCGAGTGCGTTTCTTTTCAGGCGACAGCAATGTCTTAATACTCTGAGAAGCTGGAAAACTTCCTGTACGTAGCGGCTTGCCTTTGGCTTGGCCAACAGAACTCAGTGCGGTAGCGGCTCTCTGTTTTCTACGCGGTGCGCCTTCTTGATCGACTTCATACTGCGCTTCCACAGACTCAATAGATTGAAGCACTCCAAGCTTAGCCATCGCCATAATGCGCGTGTTGTCCGACTGTGTTTCGTCGTCAATAATCTTTCTCAACGCTTCTACGTCATCAGGGCCGGGAATGCTTTCAGACTCCAACAGTAAGTCAGACATTTCATTGCTGTAAGTCTGAAGTTTAATTTCTTTAACAACGTCTTTCTCTGCTGCCGCAGCTTGACGGTCAAGCGACGCCATAGCTTCTTCGCGAAGTTTTGTGGCTTGTTTTTCTTCTGCCGTAGCAAGCTTTGACACTTGCATCGTTCTTCTTAGCAACGCACTGCGCTTTTCAATAACCTCGCTAAGATCCGCTTTAGCCTTGTCTGCTTTCTTTTGCAGATTTGTTTTGGCTTTACCCGTAGCGTTTAACAGTTGATCTTTAATGGCGTCGTACTTATCCTGAAGTGCTTCAACCTGCTTGTCATACGCTTCGTATTGTTTTCTTTCTTCTGGCAAAAACTTGCGACGCTTGCTTTGAATGCCTTCACCGGCAGTTACATTAACATCTTTAGACTGCCAGACATCTTCTATCTTCTGTTGTTCAGACTTAGCAATTTCTTTAAACGCAGTGACACGTTTCTCCGCCGCCTTTACTATTTTCTGTTGAACGTCTGCATTTTTCTTAGCTTGCTGGTACGCAAACGGGTATGCGCCGGGTCTATCCAACACGTTCTCGCCGCGCATGGTGGCAAGGTTTGCTTCCAACATCTCTAAATACTGGCGTTCAAATTTAACTTTGTTGTCAAGCATGGCTTGCGCTACGGCAACACCGCCATCGTATTTAGTTGAGCGCTCGTCAAGCAACTCTTGTAGTTCAGCAGTCTTTTCTTTAACTTGGTTCTGCAAGTCATCAATGATGCTCTTCTTTTCTTCGTAGCGGAACAACTCGTATGTAGCAAGCTCCGTACGGTTGGCACCATCTTCTTGCGCCAGTACGCTATCAAAACGCTTTTTAATCTTGTCTAGATCAGCCTGTTCTTTGGCAAGCGTAGCTTCAGCCGCCTTGAGGTTGTCGCTCGTCGTAGCAATAACAGGGTCTAACAAGAAACCCAACGCTTCATCCATGTCTGCACGAGCGCGTTTAATGGACTCTTCTACAGCGGTTTGATATGAGGCACGCTGTCTCTTGATAGCAATTTCTGAATCAATAAGCGCTTGTTGTTCTGGCGTTACAAGCACAGAACTTTTCATGACTTCTTTTAAATACTCGACAGTGTCGCGCAAGCCCGCCATGCTGTCGTTCATTTCCTTCGACGCTTTTCTAATACTTTCATTGGTGTCTTGCATGAACGCTAACAACTGATTGTCAATGTCGTATAAGCGACGACCTTGTGCCAATAAAGCAAACGCTTCTTTCATGCGTGACTGGAACTCATTGCGTTCCCTGTATTCTTGCAGCGCGTTTGCAACAATTACTTGTTCTTTAATAGTCAGTGATTTTTTGTCTTGGACGTACTTCTGCAATAAACGTTTTTCTTCTGGCGTTTTGCCAGCATCCGGTGCACTTCTGGCAAACGTTTCTGCAATTGCTTTACTGCTCCAGTTCTGGCTGTTAGTCCAAAAGAATTTAGTGTCGTTGCGGATGCTGTCCATGCGTTCTGTAATTTGCTCAAGCAAACGCAAACGGTTTTTACGTGTGGCTTCTCTAGCTACACGTTTTTGTTCCGACTCTTTAAACAGCACTCTTGCCTTGGCCAACGCTTCCCATACAGGTTTCATGCGCGGTGACTTGGCAAAGTTTGCCGGTGTTGCACGGATGTAGCCAAGGTCTTCCTCTACTTCAGGGAACAAAGACTTCTGGCCAGCCTTCTCTTGGACTAAGCGTTCGTTAAGCGCAATGGCTTCTTCCAACTCACGCAAGGCTTCGTTGGCTTCTACGGCAACAGGCGCTCCTTTGGGGAACGTAGCTTTCTCTTGCTCGGCGGCTTCCAGCTTGCCTGTGGTTACAAACTTTTGACCTCTGCGGCCAATCTCTGTAGATGCTTCTTTGCCCGGGACGTTGCGTACAACTTGTCTGCCTTCAGCAATTTGCTCACGACCCATACGGGTAACTTGGCCCAAGTCTTGGCCGCGCAGCACGCGCTCGGCCTGATTTTCGGCAGCGTCTAGTAGACGTGTGTCGGCTACGCCGTCCTCAATCATTTCTTTTGCACGCTCTAAAGTCTCACGCATGCCTTTGACTTGGACTACGCTGGTCTTGCCGTCAACGTCGGTGTACTCAAACTTGCCGCCTTCTGGCAGATTCTTGAGCGCAAGTGCTCTGTCTAACAAGTTGCTGACATATTCTTTGCGGCGACGTAACTGACCGCCTAGCGTTGTAGCTGTCTCACCTTTGGCTTCGGCTGTCTTCTTGGCTTCCTCTGTGGCAAACTGACGTTTGAGTGGGCCAGCTTCTACGCGCTGTATCTTGGACGGGGCTTCTTCTGACAGTTTGTTTCTAAGAGTATCTGCTCTGGCTTTAAAGTGCTTTACCTCAGCATCGCTAATTCTTTTAACTGCGTCTTGAACTAGTTTGCGTTCCATCTCTGAAGATATGACCAGCTTGTTAGAACGGAACTGCGCTTTAAATGTTTCAACGTCTTTGTATACCGCAGGCGAACCTTTTTCTTTTGAACGGTTAATCCAGTCGTTAAAAGTGTCGTGAATCTTAGACGCGGCAATGAGCGCCTCGTCAGTAGTCAGTGAAGGTTTGCCTGCGGCTCGGCGATGGATTGCCGCTTCTTGCAGTGCGTTTTTAATAAATTGTGCTTGTGCTTCGGCGGCGCGTTTGGTCAAACCTTCTTCGGTGTTTGACGCTACTCCTTTACCAAAATCAACAAGCTGTGTTTCCATCTTTCCCGTCTCAGGATTGCGCACTTGCTCAGATTCTTTGCCGAGCAGTTGTTGAGATCTGAGTCCAGATGTAGCATCTTCCAATTTAGCCATGGCTTCTTGTTGGCCACGACGGGCGGCTATTAGCTCGCGTGCGTACGATGCGCGGTTATCTTCTTCCGCAGGCCCACGCTTTAAACCTGTGGTTTCTGCGCCAGCAGGTTTTTCTGCTGACATGGCGTTAAGTTGATTGCTTGCAGCATCACGGCGTTTAATTGCTTCAACAGCCGCTGCGCGATTTCCTGCTGTACGGTATGAGCGTTGTTCTCTATCAGCGGTGTCAACTATGTCTAGTAAATCTTCAACAGTTTTACGAACTGTAGGAGCCGCACGCAAAGGCCGGAGGTTTTCGTTTACAGCAATAGGTTGTGGCTGACCTTTGAACGCACTCTCAAACATGCCGTTGAGATAGTTAAAGTCGCTGTCAGTGCTAGGCTGAAACTTGTCTCTGCTCTCGTCCATCCAATCGCGCAGGGCTGCAACGCTTTGGTCTTCTTCCTCGACTGTCTTGGTTGCGCCAAGAGCTTCCTTACGAACGCCCATTTCTGATTGGAACGTTTCAATCTCCGCTTTCTTTTTAGCTTCCATCAGCGGTTTGACTTGCAGTTTTAAAGCATCAAGGACTTCAGCGTTACTGAGTAAAGGTTTTCCTTTATTGTCCGTAGGCAAGCCTGCCAGCGTTGGGCGTGTTTCTACAATCTGCTGTGCAAGTTCAGGGTCTTGCATCAAGTAGTCTGTGTAATCTTTAAGCGTTTCTGTCCTAAACTTAGGTGCAAAACTAGCCGCAGTGTTCATCTGCTCGTTGGCCAGAGCAATACGTTGGTTGGCGTACTCAGCGGCTTTCTCTCTTGGAGTCAGTTCAGCCGGTGATTTAGGAGGCGTAGCAATCTGTTGCTCATACAACTCCGGGACTTGTTCTTTCTTCTGCTCTTCTGTTTCAGGCTCCAGACCAAACGCGTACTCTTGGGGCGTGAGCTTGGCAACACGCTCTTGCTCTGCAATCTGGTTAAGCACGCCTTTAGCTTTGTAATAGTCGTCAGCCAACGGCTCAATTTCTTTACTTAACGCTTTTATCTGTGCGTTAAGCTGGGTGTTAAACGCCCGGTCTGCATCAGCAGTGGGAGACATTTTCTCAATCTTTTTAATCTGCGCAATCAGGTCTTGCTTTTGTTTAGCCAGTACGTCGTACTGCTGCACAACTTCTTGTGCGTACTCAGGGGTTGTCTTACGCTGACGCTCTGCTTCAAGGCGTTGTTCTTCCTCGGCACGAAGCTTGGCAAACTCTTCTTGTTGAGGTTTACCCGCACCTTTGGCACGACGACCAAGCGCCAGATCCAACAAACCTTGGGCTAGTCCACCAACCGCGCCACCATAAGCAGCGGACTCACCAACGCCTTCAATGATTTCTTGGTCAGGTTTGTAAATGCCTTTGGAAATTAAGTTCTGCGCGGCTTGAGACGCGGCTTCCTGCGCGGCTTCTTCGCCACCAGCCATCAATGCACGTTTGACATAGGATACAGCGCCATCTTTAACAGGCTCTGATATACGTCCAAGAATACGGGCGGGAGCAAACATCTCGCTGATGCCGACCACTGCGCCCAAGGCTGTTGCACCTGCACGTTGTCCTTCTGTGGCTTCGCCAGTTTCAGCACGAGTACGCGCTTCTCCAGCACCTGCGCCAGAACCAAGCGCACCCATACCAATACGGCCTGCCGCACCTAGCGGGCCAAGAGCTAAGAACGGAATGATTGAACCGGCAGCCTCACCAAATTTGCGCCCAACAGTATCTTCATAGCCTGCTTCAGCCGCAAACGGTTTCTTGGCAGCACTGGCAAGACTGGCAATACCTGACCGGGCAGCTTTCTCGGTGTCATCTTTAAGCAGTGAGGACGCACCAATAGCTGCACTTTCTACCAGATTGATAGCGCCGGGGGCTAGACCTTTAAAGAATTCTTTGGTTTGACCGCCAACCGTGACTTCTTTTTTCTCAGGCTCTTTGGGTCTAAACGCCTCAGGATACATGCGCTGTGCACGAGCGTAAGCCTGCGCAGGAGTCTCGCCCTCCCGAATAGTTACCGAGGTTCCGTCAGGTAAGGGGAGGTTCTGAGCCATGTTTTGTCCTAATTGTGCGGCAAAAAAACTTAAGACTACATACGGGCCGATCCGTGTGCGCCTATTTAAATTCTACTACTAATCACGCGAACCTGCGCCAGCCTGTGGCGTAAGCGCCATCTGTTTTATATACGCTGCAACTTGATCGTGCAATACAGGGTCTTGTTGTTTTAGCATCATCATTGCGGCGGGATTACCAACCATCTTGGCAGCAATACCGGCAATTCCTTTGGCTTCTGGGCCAATTGAGGCAAAGTCTCTGTAAGAGGCGGCAAACTTTGGATCTCTTGCCATACGATCTACCAAACGCTCTGTTGCCCCCGGCGCGTTAACCTGCATACTTGCTCTGGCATTTGCGCCGGACTGCTCAGCCATGAAGCGTTTGTTTAATCCCGATTCTTTAAACATCATTCTGCTGGTTTCTTCAGCATTGTTTGTCATGTTGTTGAAAAGGCTAGCAGCAACGTCGGATTCTTTACCCGTGATCTGCGAAATAAGCCCTGTAAAGCGATCAGCGGAATCAGCCAAACGCTCGTTAGCACGGTCTGTGTACATTTGCGTATCTTTAAAGTCACCTTTGGCTTCCGCACGACGAGCATTCTCAATGTCCGCCATAGCTTTGGTACGTTCTTTGGCAGCTTTCTTAAATTCTTTAAGCGCGTCGCCGTAGTCGCCCATGCCAACCATAGCGCCTTTGGCAATGTTTGTAGCTGCGTTTGGAGATTCTCCAGCCGCCATAGCCAAGAAGCCTTTCATCAAGGACATAAGGCCCGACTTCTCTTTGTCTGTAGCATCCTGCAGTTCTTCTTTTTGCAACATCTTCTCGTAGTTTGCAAAAGCGGGCCCCTGCGCTTTGTTAAATGCTTCAAGTTGTGCAAGACGTTCATCTCTTTGGTTAAGGATGTCTTGCCGTGCTTGCGCTTGTTTTCCTTCTAGGCTGCGTATCTGTCCCTTTGAATCATAAAGCTCGCTAGCTTTTGATTTTGCATCTGCAGCCGTAGGCGCGGCTGCTGGTTTGTAGTCTGTGTCAAATTTTGGAATAACCGGCAGGAGATCTTTAACGCCCCCAGCATTGGAATCCGGTTTAGCCTCGGGAACGGGAGCAGGTGCAACTTCGGGAGCAGGCGCAGGTGCAAGTGCTACTGCTGCTTTCTTAGCTTGCTCTGGCGTAGCTTGTGGGTTGGCTTTCTTCCACGCTTTAAGTGCGTCTGTTTCTAAATCAAGATACTCTGATGCGGCTGTTCCTGCAAGACCGCCAACAAAAGTGCCCGCAGGAGTAAACAAAGATCCAATACCTGCGGCAGCAATAGGTAAACCGGCTTTCACCGTTGTAAGTCCCGCTTGTTTTGCTTTTTCAAACGTAGAAACATTTGGGTCGTTGTAAAAACCACCGGCGTCTTTTAAGTCAGATATGCCTTGATATGCGCCTATACCGCCGCTTACTAACGGCAGTCCTTTAACCGCACCTTTTCCGTATTTGACAGCTTCTCCCACCGCTTTTGCTGGTTTGTACAAAGCACCTTCTTTTGTCGGTGCTGCTGCGGCTGCCGGAGTAGGCGCGGCTGCTGCTTTTTGTGGGCCGGAAGTTTTGTCGGCAAACTCAGTGAGTATTCTTTGTCTTTCTTTTGGGCTTGCGTTTGCGAACTCAGACGTCTTGCCTTCTTTTTTCAAGAACTCTTTAAAGCGTTCTTCGTTGTACACACCTGCCGCGTAGCCCGGCACACCGCCACCAGACATACGAACCACGGGCTCGCTACGCTGAGCAAAGTCATACATGCCGCCCTGCGCCATGCCGTTCTGTCTGGGGACATCGTCACCATCGCCGTAGCCAGCAATACCGCCATCAGCCATATACTGCATATTGGGCGCAGGGATACGAGCAATACCTTGGTCTTCTGGTAAACCACCAGAAGCCATACCAGTCATCACAGGGCCGCCATAACCAGTTTGCAAAGTACCACCCGAGCCGGTCATTACCGGCGTAGCCATACCCGCAATAGACTGATCCGCCACTGTTGGTTGCGGGCCTGCATTTTGACCTTGCGCAGCTAAACGCAACGCTTTGCGTCGATTTGATTCTGCGGTGGCAAGAGACAGAATGTACGGGTCATTTTTGTGCATCCGCGCATAGTTTTGCAAAGCAGCGTCAGGCTGCAGTTTTGCCAATGTTTGCGTAATCAAATCAACGTTTGGAACGCCGCCACCAGTAGGTAATTGTGTAAATGCCATGTTCTTCAACCCATTTGATAGATAGCCAAGTCAGCCAACCCAGCAGGGCGGCTCTCCAAGTCGCCGGTAGCTCCACCCTTGGCACCAAACAACTTAGCGCCAGTCAACGCCGCGCCGCCAAGACCTGCGATCTGAGACACTGCTGAAGGAGGGGGTGCATACACATTAGACGACTGCTGAGTCAAAGGCAAACCGCGCAACATGTCGGACATGAATCCCAACTGTTTGTAGGGGTAGTTCTGAGCGTTTAAGAAGTCTTGATACTGATTGTTAAGAATGTTCTGCGTTTGTGCTTGCTGTTGCAAACCATACTGATTCTGCGCAGCGTTGATGCCCATGTTCTGTTGGTATTGCATGCCGCCCAATTGACCTAGAGTATTTGCGCCAGACAGTGCTGTCTGCAAACCTTGAAGTCCAAGCCCCGCACCAAACTGCCCCTGCTGTGCGTTTAACTGGGCTGCGGATTGATTGGCTGCTTGTTCAGCGTTGAACTGCCCCATGCCTTGCGTATAGGCGTTTTGCTGGCCTTGCGCCATGATGTCGCCCAATTGACGGTTCAAGTTGCCTCTAGCCTGACCACGCATCAAGTAGTCACCACTACCGCCGAAGGCTCCACTACGCGCTGCATTGGCTTGCTGAGCTTGTCCTGCAATAGCAGATTGCCGTATAGCGTCTTGTTGCTGGCGCTCCACCACGTTTTTCATGTAGGGCGACATGTAGCTCTCAGCCATCTGAGGGCTTGTAAATGACTTGGCTTGGAATGGGTTGTATGTGTAACCTGTATTAAGCGCGCCTAGACCGGCAGAACCCGCCATTGCCGTTGCATCTTGCAACTGAGGTTGGGTCTGCATCAACGCCATATTTTCATACGACTGTTGCATCATTGGCGTGAACTGCGCCACCCGATCTCCCATGTACTGCATGTAGGGGTTTTGATTGATGTCGGTCAGACCTTGGGCATTACCTAGCAGTTCCTCAACATACGGCTTAGCGTAGTCGGGGATCGACGTTGTCGTTTGCGTTATTTGCGAGAGTTGTGGATCAGCCATGATCTATTCCTTAAGCGGGAAGATATTTATCAGCACGGCTGTTAGCCGCTACTTTGTTTTTGCCTGTGGTCTTGCCGCGTGCACGTTGCACACGATCCATCATGGCGTAGAGTTTCTTAGCGCCTGCATCTGTAGAGCCATTGCCAAGTTCAGACACGATGCGTGCAGGGATCACAAACTCACCATCGGCAAGGCGTGCGGGTTGGTTCTTAGCGCCGATTGTTGCAGGGATGCTGTCAGACACGCCATCTCCGGGGCCTTTAAGCAGTCGACCGCCATCAGAGTAAGAGCCTAAAGAGCCCAGACCACCACCCATAGCGTAGCCCATCATGCCACCGCCAGCAGCGATTTGTTTGCCCGTTACGTCATAGCGCTTGCCGTTGCCCGCTAAATACGTTCCGTCTTCTTGCAATACAGCAGTGTAAGTTTCTGTGTTGTATCCAGAAGAATCAACAATGTCAATTGTTTTGGCCTTAGTCAACTCGGCAGCTTTTGCATCACCAGCTTTGGGCGCGTTGGGGTTTGTGCTGCTTTCAGTAACTGTGCCGTCCTTACCTGCTGTCAAGAATCTAGGTTTGTACTTCATACCGGCAGACCAGTATGGGCGCATGATACCTTCTGCTGTTGACGCCGCTTTACTTTGCACGGGGTACTTGCCGCCGCCTTTACCCATGAGGTAGTCATACGCCGCTAATGAATCACCAGTCTGCGTGTTATACAACTGCTCAAACTCAGCCATTGTTTTAGGCGCTTTGGGGATGTAGCCAAGACTACCGCCACCAGTGGTGTACGCATTACGTAAACTCTCCATGCCTGTAAAGCCGCCAACAGGAATGCCGGGGATAACAGGGGAAGTTGTGATTGTGCCGTTGGGGTTAACTGTTGCACCACCACCAAAAATAGATGGGCCAGTTGTGCCTGATACGCCCACGGGAAGCGTGGTTGCTGGCGCGGTTACTAAACTTGTAGGTGTTGTAACCGTTGCGGTTGTGGTATCTACTGCCGAAATGTTTTTAACGCACTGTTGTGTTGCTTCGTCAAAGTGATAACCCGTTGCACATGTTTTATCGACTACCTTTTTGTCTATTACGGTATCTTTAACGCACGATTGGGTTGTTTCATCCCAGTGGTATCCTGTTCCGCATGTTTTATCAACTGCTTTTTTGGCAGTAAACAAACCAAACAAATCTTTACCTGTGGCTGCTGTAAGGTCTTTCTGGCTGACTCCAACGCGTCTCATTTCCTCATCAGCAAGCCTTTGTGCTTCTGTAACAGTAAGCGCTCCAGAGTTGATTTTGTCTTGCAAACCTTTTGCAGAGTAATTTATGTTGGCATACAAACCTTCTAAACCACCTTGGTCGCCGGGTAAAGCGCCTGCGGTGTACCCAATTGTGTTGTAAAAATTTTGCGCTGTTGCAGGTGCTGTTGCTGTACCTGCTGCGTCATTTAAATTGTGTGTGAGCGAATACTGGGCGGCTTGCGACAACCCTGCGTTTTGCATTGCACTGGCCAAGTTTTGATTTTGTAGTCCTACCGCATTTGTAGCTTTTAAGAACTCAGAAGAATCTGTTCCGGGGGCGACAAGGGTATTTACAAAACGTTTTTCGTAGTCGCTTTGTTGGCCTTGCGTTCCTGTAGCCCGTGCAATATCGGCAGCGGACACGCCAAAAGTTTGCATGTCCTGAGCAATCTTTGCATCGCTAAGACCGGGGGTTTTGAAATAATTAAAAATTTCAGCATCCGAAGGGACGTATCCACCCGGTGCATAACCCGGCGTGCCTCCGTTAGCCAAAGCTACGATGCCGCCACCAGCAAAACCTGAAGGAGCACGGGGTTGTAGTGTATCCATCTGCCCTGTTTGGGGGTTTGTGTAAGCGTCAGAGAAGTTGCGACTACCAAACTCGCTGGCTTTGACCGGCGCTAAAGACTTGTACGTCTGTGTGTATGGGTCGTATAACTTCTGACGAATGTATGCTGGGTTGGTGTTCTCCGGCATCTTGGTTGTTGTCGGAACCATAGCGCCTGCCATGATTGGGGCTGCGGCTGCGCCTAAATATTTAAAATTATCTTTGGCAAACTGAAGGGGGTCGTTTGCAACGGCTTTCAAACCGGCACTAGTCATATCAGCACCGGACATTGTGGCTGGATTAGCGCCGCTCTTGAGAAATTCATTAAAGGCTTGGCCAGACGAGCCTTGTGCGGCTGCAACATCACCAAATACTTGAGGGCCTGTGCCCGTGGCAGAACCGGCTAAAGCTTCAGACAAACCAGCGCCTGTGCCAGCGTTGGCCAAACCTTCAGCCAAGCCCGCTCCACCATACGCACCCAATCCGGCCATGAGACCGCGAGACAAACTACCAGTAGCCAAGGTAGTCAGGCCGCCTGTAACTAAACCAGCCGTGCCAGCGCTCAAACCCAGACCGGCAATACCAAAAGCTCCGGGGCCTAAGAACGCGCCAAGAGCAATAGGGGCAACCGCCTTAAACAAGTCCGACAGCATGCCCGCTTCGGGTAAACCCGTAGTAGGATTGATGGTCAATGAACGGCCATTTGCTTGGGCAAAAGACTGTAGGCGCTGGACTTCGTCCGGCGTCATGTGAATCAGTAAAGAATCATCGCCACGGCCTTGCTTGGCAACCATGTCGGCAAATTTATGTAGGCTCATTTTTGCCTCTCAAAATGGGGGTTGTTTGATAATATCATGCTGGGAGCGCAGACACAAATGAAAGTGTAGCTACAACGGAAGCGGTTGAGGGTTTAGTGGGTAAAGGCGTGGCAACGTAGTTCGGAATGGTTACATCTATTCCGTCTGTAGACCACCACACTTCCACGTAATCACCCGCGTTCATAGATAGAAAATAGTTCCAACCTTTGATGTCATGCGATGGGTTATTAACAGCTTTGCGTTGAGGCATACCAACTTTACCCGTAGAGCCAATAATATCCACACCATTTTGCTTTAACCACAGATAGACATCTTGGGGTGCGTTATCTCCGTTTTCAAGTTGAACGCTAAACTGCATATTGTAAATTCCTGCATTAGCCACCGTCATTCGGGTCGTGCCTGTTAGGGATATTTCGTTTGAGAAATCGGTTGTATTGAAAAATAAGGCATAGGCAGTGGAGGGCGCTAGGGCAATCTGTTTGCCCTCAACCGCCGCCCCAGACAAATGTGCCGCAGCACTAGTTGCCAAAGCTCCACGAACGCAGCCTGTAAATGATGTGGCTGTTTTGCCTGTGTACGTTATGGTTTCGTTACCAATATAAAAGGCTTTAGGTGCTGCAACCGAGGCAGTTGGGAAAGACGCTGTAGACACCACGGGAATAGTGGTAACTGCGTTATTGATGTTGGCCGTCAAAGATGTTTGTGAGAAACAAGAAAACGCGCCATACGGAAACCCAAGATACCTGCCACCTGAACGACCAAACAGTTCTGCAAACGCATTCTGCAATTGGTTAAAGTACAGACGTAAAACGTTAGTAAACTGATCTTGATACCGGCGTTCGTACTGATCCGTACCCAATGGTAAGTTGGGTGGGGCGGGGGTAATGATCTGGTTCTTGGTCGCCATCAACGTCTGCCGTCTGGTCGAATGTCTATACGCGGAGCACCCAACTGCCAGCAAGTATTGACTTGATTAGAGCCGATCTTAAAGATCATCTGGCGACCGCGCATGCGGGTAAATATCTGCCCTGTAAACTGTTCGGTAATCACATACGTATTACTCTTAGCCACGGGCTGGGCGGCTGTGCTTGTCACGCCAGAGCCTGAGTTAGCCAAGCCATAAAGCGTCATTGTTACTGACGGCAATGTGCCAGTTGGGGTGCTCTCGGCATTCTCAAACGTCAGATCAGGAAGGACACGCCACACAAAACCAAAATTATGTCCGTCGCCAATGTCAAACTCTGAGGATGAAATGTAGGCATCAATAGCCGTAGCGGTTCCGGTTGTGTTGTCATTCAAGCCAGTCTCGTGGTTAATTAAATTACCTGAAGTTGTTGCGCTTGCGTACTTAGCAGCAATAGGGTATGGCTGTAAACCAGAGTCTAGCCAAGCTGTACGTTCCAGCGTACCGTAATACCAGATTTTTTCAAGGTAGTTGTAGATAACGTACTTATCAACCGTTGTGCTGTTAGCCGAGCAGTAGAACCACCAGACTTCGTTGAAGCCCTCGTTAGTACCGCAGAAAACTTGCAACGCTTGCTCTTGGTTTAAATCTTGAAATACATAACGGCGCAGGTCGCAGTTAAGCGTTTGCACACGGCCATCGTAGGAGTAGAACTTGTCTACGCCCATCCAGTACACAATACCAGAGGCAATCACAGCCGAGTTGGGGCTCATGATAGAGATATTGTCACCAAGCAACTGCGGTACCCAGACGTAAGGAGGGCCAAGATACTGAAGCGAGTAGATACTTGAGTCAGTAAAAACTACAACCTCTTGACGAGTCTGCACTATCGTGACAATTTCCGAGCCGTGCGACACCCGCACAAAACCTGCTTGGTTAGTGGGATCAGGCGTCCAGTTGTAAACATCATCTTGCGCTGACCAACGGATTAACATGGGGTCAAGCACTGCACTGCCGTAGTCGTTGCAGCCAAATGCAATTAAGAAACGTGACGTATCTGACACCGTCATGTTGCTCTGTATTGTGGGCACATCCACAATTAAAGACACGTACACCCCTGTACCCGTAGAGGACGTATTAACCGCGTTACCCGCACTGTCCAAAAGCTTGAATGTCAACCCGTTAACTTCAAATACGTAATACGTAGTAGCCGCAGAAATGCCTGTAGGTAGTGCTGTAGTGGCTGCAAATTGAATTGCCGCGCCTTCGGTATAAAGTATGGTGGACGTCACCACAGTTGGCGAAGCGCTGGTAAAGGTAACTGTGCCGCCAAGTGAGTTAAGCAAAACACCACGGGTAGTAACTCCGTTGCTTGCATTCCAGTAATAAATACCGCCACCACGAGGGCCATAAACTAAATCTTCGCCATAGTTAATCTGGTTCCACAGACGCAAAGCAGATGTAGATGTGCCGCCATTACCCCATGTAGTACCGGACTGACCCCAAGTGCCAGCGCCCCAGCCAGTTAATGGAACGGGGATAGCAGGGCCAACATTGATCTGGTATGTGGCAACTACAGAAGCACCGCCGCCGGGAGAACCAGAAGCATCCGTAGCGTTAGCTGTAGCAGTGGCTGTGAACGTGTAGCTGTTAGCATCAATAACCGTAACTTGATATTGCGCGTTTAATACCGTAGCGGTTATATTTCCACCGAGTCCGGTAGCGCCGCTATAAGTTACAAAATCCCCAGTAACGCAACCGTGGTTGGTGTCTGTAACTGTAATTGTGGCCGAACCGTTTGTGGCTACAAACGGGTTGTTGTTGATTGTAGAAGTCGCACGGATGGGTGTAACGTCGTAGTAGAGGCCACCCTGCTCAATATAAAACTTAAGGTTTGTGCCAACCCCAATTACGTTAGTACCGTCAAGCAGTACCCAGTTCCATAATGAACGGCACACACCAAGATAGTTAGACGCAGAAAAGGGTTCCCAGCCACCAAGAATTTCTGGGTTGCCTTGACGGAAGCGAATTTTGTCGCAGTCATACCATCCACCTTCCGTGGTGTAGCGGGTGTTCTCTTTATTTACCCCCGGTTTGAACAGTATTTTTTGTAATGGCATCGGTCAATCCAGTAAGGCGCACTCAGCCGTGCGGCGTTTTAACAAGCCCGGCAAAACCTTGCCGCCACCTTTAGTCCAGAGCATTAGTTGTTCCTTGGCTCCTTCCCAATCATTGGCGTTGATTTTCCTCTTTAACGTGGAGGTTTGCAAGCGTCCCGTGCCTAGGTTGTAACAGAAATCTACGATGGCATTGCACTTGCGAACATCCGTAATTAACCCGGGGCAGTTACGCAAAACACCGGGTAGGTACGTGTGTTCAAGTTCAATCATTAACAAGGCTCTTGCCGTGGGTTCATCCATCGGCGCATCTTCCAAGGTTACCTTGCGTTTATCTGCGTAGTAGGTAGAACCGTAGCCAATCGTAGCCACGCCTGCCGGACACAAGTACGGCTTGGCGCGGTAGCCCTCAAACTGACGGCACAGGGCGGCGGCTAACTCTAGGTTCATTCTTCTTCTTCTTCGGACTGTACGTTTTCGTTAATTAGCTCTTGTTTTACCAATTCCAAGCAACCAATCACAGTAGACATATATAGCGATTCATCGTATTTGTGTATTAGCTCAAGCAACTCATCTACAAGACCGCCTGCCAATTTGCCTTGATTTAAAATCATTTAAATACCCTTCCAAGTAATGCCACGTTTGGCATAGCCAACCACAGATTTAGCTACACCATAGTGTTGTGCTAGTTGCGACAAAGACAAATCAGAAGTCCGAATATCAAGTACATCGTCAGCCGTTAACTTTGCACGGGGGTTATTTTCCCCACTGCGGTCATTTAAACGACCCTTGTTAACGCAGTCAGCCATGTTGACTTTAGCGTTGCCAATAAACAAATGCGCTGGGTTTACACACTTGCGGTTATCGCAGGTATGGCACAGGTGTTGTACCGAGCCTTCCAACTTTCCGTTTGTAAACTCCCAAGCCATGCGGTGTGCTCTTTGCATGATGTAACGCCCCGTGCCATCGTCACGCGGAACCCCAAAGTTGCCATAACCACGGGTGTCTAACGATGCTTGCCACTCCCAGCAGTCGTTTGGTTCGCGCTTGTCAACCTTTGACCAGAAGCGCTCCTCCATAGTTCCACGCACATAATTGAATGCTTTTCCCATCACAGTCCTCGTTTAGCTAAACTGCGGTCGATCATCCAATAATTTATAACGCCTGTCAAGAGGGCCATGTCATCTGTGCCCCAAGATTTAGCAAGAACTTCCGTCAACGCTTGCCCGTGGTAGTAAGCCAAAACCATTGCCGCAGTCTTGGCGGCTCCGTACATTACCAACAAATAGTAAGTCATCACAGGGCGAACCGATGCCGATAGACTAGCCGCCCAACCCCCAGCCGCCTTGACCATTTCAGCCTGTTGGTTGATTGCCGCATTGAACGCATCCATCACGCCCACATCTACTGCGGCCTCCCGAACTGCGCCTATTTCTGCAAGTTTTTGTGCGCCCCTTAACTGCTCCAACTCGCACTGCCGAGAGAACATACTAAGTTCGTGTAAACGCTCATTCTTTTTATCAAAAAACTTCAGCACCTCTGGCGCAAGACGGAACACTCCACCAAGCACAGAACCTATAACACCACCGCCAAGTAATTCAAACATAGTCAATCCTTACATTTAGCTTTCTCTTCATTCTGCATGAGTTTGATACCACTCAGGAACCCAATCATGCCGCCGATAAGTGTAGAAAAAGCGGGTGAAATCATCTTGAAGATTTCTGCGTTGTCCACTTCTTTGGCCCAA